ATGTGTAAGATACATTGTTACTGAAAGTGGTCCCGCTGTACTATTCACCCACCCACCTCTGAAATCAAAGGTAGTCTGAGGATAGTTAACTAGTGGGGTTTCTCGGTTATCAACTGCCCAAGTGCAGCAGAACTTCGCTCGTTTAGCTTCCTCTGCGGTAGCTGGTACACGAGCACCAGGTAGGTCATCATCCACATTCATGAATGTACCATTAATAGCCTGTGCTACGAGTACAACGAAACGTCCTTCGACTACATCAGCCTGAGTTTTGACACCAATAACGTCTTCAAAACGATTAATTTCCATGTTCTAAGAACCTCCGAATTATTTAACTTTACCACGTTCACGAAGACCTTTTGCAAGGGCTTCAATGGTTAAAGTTTCTTGATTGTTTGATTGAAGATTAGGAATTTTTTTGGCTTTAGAAGCCTGTCCCTCTGCATCCTCTTCGCCATCTTCCTCTACATCCTCTGGCTCATCGCCCTTGAATGATACAAGTTCCTGCAACATGAATGCTAGTGTATCTTCATCTGCCGCTACTTTCAATAGAAAATCTTTATTATCTACGAAATAAGCGTCTTCTTTTGCTATACCGACCTCTTCAAATTTAGTTTTGACAAGTGCCAGTTTCTCAATTTCATCCTTTTCAGCATCAGCGTTAGCTTTAAATTCACGTAGTGATTCTAGTTCAGTGAGTTGTTCGTCACGACTAGCAAGCATTTCCTGTGCCTCAGTAACTTCTGCTACTTTTGCAGCGAGTTCAGATTCTAATTGAGCGATTTTATTTTTGAGTTCATTTAGCTCGTCCAATGTACTTTCCTCCGAATTAATATTTCCAGCTTCTATTTCTACTGGTTTTGTTTGATTGTCAGAAGCATCTTTGATAAGCTTGTTAGCTATTTCCATATATGCTGTTTTCTTTTCATCAGATAAACTAGATGCTGAGATTTCTGCAATTGAAGTAACTGCTCTTTCTGCATCTAAATTACCATCAGAGTTACGCATAGGAAACTGTCTCGTAATGTTCTGAATTGTATTACCTTCCTCATCAACAGCCTCCCTACTTTCTACGTGCAAGAACGCAGAATCTGGTAGCTGTGTTACGTAGGCTTTACTCCATTTTTTAGCGGCAACTGCTAAAATTGGTGTTCTACCAGCATAAGCTGGAATTCCTACAATAGTTGCGGCCTTTAGTGAAGTATCTTTTAGGTCTACTACACCATCTTCCTCAGTAAAATCTCCGAAGAGAATCTCCCAGGAAACATTTACTGGCTCTTTAGCCGCTACTTTGTCTTTAATATATCTTACATCGGAAGGTCTTTCTTCTGTCCACAATGCAGCTAATGCTACAACCTTATTGTCTTCCTGCTTTAGATGTGTTATTACTCCAAGAGGAAAAGCGTCATCATGGTCTTCATTGATTTTTCCATAAGCCATTTTTACTGGCATATGTAATCCGCTTTTAATAAGATTATGAAACTCAGTTTGTGGAACTCTATGCCTATTGTCATTTGGTTGGTCATCTGTTAGAATGAACTTAGCCCAAGTGACAGCAGGATTTAACATTAATGATGCATATGCTTCACCAACATGTTCGGAAACATAATCTTCATTAACTAATTTTACCATAAAAAGTGAATTAGCATCACTTTTAGATTGTTTTGGCATGTTTTTCTCCTAAATGATACTATTCTTTAACGGGTTTTTCAACTTTTTTAGTATCAGGCTCGTTACTATTGTTATCATCATTGTTTGTATTGTCACCAGTATTGCCATTTGGCAGACTTGGTTCTCTACTGAATGGGGCTGGTCCAAATTCAGGTAGACCATTCGCACGTAGTAATTCATTTTCAGAAGCTAGTTTAGTAACTTCCGCATCAAAGTTATATCCAAAGAGTTTACCTAGCGATGTTCTGCTGATAGCAGATGCATCATATAGTTTAGTAAGCCCTGTCATAAAGTCAGCGAAGCTGTGCATATTGATAGCTGTAAAATAAACTTCTGGTACATTCTTGAAACCATTTTGTTCAGATACTTCTCTACAAATTTCTCTAAAAATACTTTCAATTTTTCTTCTGAAATTTTCCATAGTTTGTACTGGAGATAGCATTGCTAATTCAGGGTCTGATGTTCCAGAACGTTGAGTCTCTCCTGTTATCAGTACTCTAGGAAATCCTAAACCAAACAAAATTTCTTGGTTGATGTCAACATATTTTTGGTCATTCAATAAAGGTTCTGTATTTGGAAATATCCATTGAATATCTACAGTATGATTAGTTACTAGTTGGAAAATTCTTTCCAATGTTTGCTGATTATTTTCTCGCATACGTAACTGTGTAAGAATGCTTTCTACAAACTCTTCATCTTCTGGAGAATCTGTAATTGGAAATTCATCACTACCAACCTTGATATGCATAATAGCACTAATAACTTTATCTACAATAGAGTAATCCATTCTTCTTAGTTTCCGTTTATGCTGTAATGCTTCTAATGCAGAATAGATATAAGGAATTGGGTATGGATTATCTGATAGATATTTTCTACGCAAAACAAATTTATTTTCTAGGAGAACTTCTGTATCTCCAGCCATAACTTGTTTTACAAACTCTGGATAATATTTTTTCAAGAGTTCAAATAAATCTTTGTCTTCTTTTCCATCAGCATATTTACCACCTGATTTAATAAATGCTACAATATCCTCAGGAATTTTTATAAAGTATGAAGGCTTGTCTGACAAAAGATTTGAATAAATCTTTATTGTTTTTGGGTTACGTACCCATAAAGAATCTGGCATGATTAAGCGATTGTACTTTTTTACGCCAAGTGTCATCAGATATTCTTTATCAACGGGTCCGTAACCTACCTCTGGAGCAACTAGTCCAGAAAGTAAATACTCTGTGGCTATAGCTTCTCCAAAATCCATCAACTTTGGTTTCATAGATTCAAACACCCGAAACTCATTGTCAGACAAGCCATTTTTAGTGAATACTAGTTCATTGATTCCTATTTCTACCAGCTTGTTAACTGTAGTAGATACCATAGGTTCTGTCTTATAGAAGAATCTACATTGGTCTACTGCTTTAACAAATTCATCATAACCATAAGCCTTTCTAAGAAACCTTGTCTCTTCTGACCAAGGGTTATCTTGTGCGGCTACCGCCTTACTTATAGCTGATAAAGCTAGGTGTCTTACTTTTGGTGCTTCTATTTCATTTTCCATATTATGTCACCCATCTAGTTTTTAGTAGTCTTATCGCTGGTTTATGAATACTAAAATCATTTACCAACTGATAAGCACCAATTCCACATAGCAAAGCTGCTGTGAAATGGTCTTCCCCCCTCTTGCCTCCCCTTTCAGTCATAGTCTTGTAGACTATATCCCCATTAGGACTTCTACTATAAGTCATTCGCTCTAATTCTGTAATTAGTTCAAAGTCAGTTGATGAATAAACTATCTTATGATTGTTAGAAAATTCCTGTAGAACTGATACAGTAAATGCCTTAGTCTTAGTCTTTATTTCATTTCCATCTGAATCTATTCCTAGAACCATAGATGATGAGAAGTCAATGGGTATAATTCTTTTTTTATAATTCTTATGTGCATAATCTAAATGTTCAGTAAGAGTCTGTATAACACTAATTCCAACATTACCTTTATCAACTCCTATTAAACTTGGATTAAATTTAGTATCTAGTAAATCTATAATCTTTTCTTGTATAGGATAAGATACCTTAGATAGTTTTATTCTACCATGAAATCTCATTCTATCATTTCCATCTTTGTAGAAAATAATTATAGCCGTTGGTTCTGTATATCCAAGGTCTATTCCCATGAATACCCCATAATTTTTTTCAGTTAGAGGAGGAAATGAATCTATCTTTGTAACTAAATCCCCAAAATTATCTGAAAACTTTAATCCATCTATCTCTAGTTTAACTACTGGATAAGGTTTTATAAGGAATAGACTTCTATCAAATAGTGCAAATACTGGTTTACCATGCTCTCCCATAATATAGTGAATGAAATCTTCTGTATCAGTTCCACCATATTGTTCTACAGCATGTTCAATATCTTTCTCAGAAACTCTAGGGTTATCATAAGCAGTTGCTCTATGTTTTGAGTAATTTGTATTCTCTTGGTCAGTATGATATAGAACATTATGCTCTCTCATACCTGTGGGAACACCTGCTGTCATTTCTCTGAACCCCTGAGTAAATGAGTTTACTGATGGCTGCATTTCCTGGAAAACATTCCAAGGATAGTAACCACATTCGTCCGCTAGAATAAATGGGGTATGTAAACCAATTACGTTAGCACCTGTACCGGATTGTCCTGCAATACGGCATAGTAGTGTCTGCCCATTTAATAATTTTATTTGATAATCTGATGAGTTAATACCAGAACCTTTTTTGATAAACTGTTTTAGAAAAGAGTTATTTCTTAGCCCCCTCATCAACCCT